CCAATACTTTAAAGCAGGTGATACATAGGTATCTAATAACGTCTTATAGCCAGTGGTTGAATTAACTGTATTGTTAGAGATCTTACTCTTTAAGTCATTGTATAAAGCTGTGCCTAATATAGATAAGATACGGATATCTTGTGTCTCTAAGATACTTGAACGCAATAACTTGATGTCTACATTCTCATCGATATAGGATGTATCTTTAATGTACTGCTCTGATATGAATAATATTTCTGCCATTTTAATTTGTTTTTATTACTATTTGTTTCCAAAGATGCCTACAAAATGGAACACTTACACCACCTTTATTCCACCATCCACCTCTCGATTCCCACACATCTAATCCCTGTTCATTGTTTAATGTTTCAATCTCTGATCGTGTATATCTTTTTTCTTTGTTTAGCATGTCAACACAAAACTCTCTGCTATTCTTTTTATCTTTTGCATCGAATCCTGCTCTCCATCCATAATAATATCTTACTTCTATATTGTCAGTCTTTGAATCTTCACTTGCTTTCTCCCCCTTCTTTGTTGGTTCACTTCCCGAACTTAAATAACCCCTTTCAACTAATGATGTAATGATGTCATTTACCTCCTTTGTGCTAATCTTTAATACTTTTGCGATACTCTCGCTCGGTGTTAATACATCCTTGCTTAAAAGGTCTATAATAGCTTTCTCATTAGTCAGTAATTCTTCAGCAAATTTCTCTTTCTTAAATGTCTCAATACAATCCTCATCACTCTGCCCTTCGTAATCTCTTTCGTATAAGATGGTACAATCAGATGCCTTTATTCCGATGTTATCGAACCATTGATGTTCACACTTTTTTTTTTCAGCAGATAATCCTACTTTATAACTATTATCAATCTGTGGTAATCCCATCATATCGATTATCTGCTCAACTGGATATGCATCATACACCTTCTGAATAATGCTATCAGGTAGTAATGATTTTATTGGTGTTGATTTCTTAAAGTAGATATAGTTAGCAATACCAAAGTAAGAAGAGAACTCATTGATAATCTCCTCTAATATCCCTTGTCTAATACTGATGTATGTCGATTGAAACAACTCATAAGCATCTAACATCTCTGTCCTCTGCCCTAATGCTCCCTCTGTTGCTACTCCGAATAATACTGGACTAACAATGTTATGCGATGTAAAAATTTCCTGATCAACTCGTTTGCCTATCTCAATGAACTGCTTATCTAAATCATTCGGACTGAATGACTGTATTGTAGGAGCATTATCCTGAGATGCATTGAACGTAATTACAAGTCCACCTGCTTTATCTGTTCCGGTAGCTTTCTGCTTTATCTGTCTTTCAATCTGCTTCTTTGCTTCTTCTGTTGGAGGAACTCCATTGTTAAAAGAGATAATCTGCCCCATACTGAATCCCGATTTGATGTTATTCAAATGGAAGTTAGATATCTCAATGTCTGTCTCTATTGCAGAGGTTGCTCCGATATAATTCGGTATACCATATACGTTCTTATCAACTCCATTCTTTGGTGATTTCAGTTTAAACACAAACAACTGACTTCCCTTAACTTTGTTCTCATAATCGAATGGTTCTAACTCTTTGAATCCCGTCTTTTCTTCTGTCTGTTTGGATTGTTTCCAATCGTTTGAATAGAAGTAAACAGATTCATCTGCATTGGTTCTGATCTTACTGATGGGCATATATGCGAAATCTGCGATTCCATTCCCCAATTTATCATAGATTATTTCGATTGCAATCGAATTAAATAATTCAAAATCCTTAATCATGTCATTGATAAAAGGTTTCAGCTTACTAATAAACTTCTGAGTAATTGCTTTCTGATTAACTGTTGATGTCTTATCATCAGTAACTAAACCACCACCATAGATATAGTTAGTTTTACCATTGATAATAGCATTGTGTTTCGCACATCTTAGATATAACTCTATAAGGTAATCGGGATAGTTATTATCCTCACCGAAGTAAATGTACTCCTTATTTTTTACCTCTTTAAATTCGGGAACTTTATGATTCTCAAACTTTATGTATAATACGTTACTGGTTTCGCTCATGTACTTTATATGTTATATCCTGACCATTATAGGTGCTATAAGATTCGTTTGTTCCGATTACCTTAGCCATTCCTATCTCTAATAAATTACCTGCATTAGCTTCAATCAGATTGGTGCTTGATGCTTGTTCGTATATCTTATAAGTCCAACTGCCTAATGGTAACAATTCAATTGTTCCACTTGAGTAGTTTATTGTTCCGCTTGTTTCTGTTAGTATGAACTCATCGTATCTCTCCTGGTGAGTACTGATGTTTGACTGTAAGAAAGTAACACTTACATCGGTTACATCATTCGTAAACACGAATAAGTAGTAAGGACTTGTTATAGTCACTTTCTCCTGCAATGTGCAGATCAAATTAGTATTAGTATTCTTTCTGATTACAAACATCATTTATAAGTATAAGAAAATACGATTTTGTGTAAAAAAAAAGAGCGAACCTTACGATTCACTCCTCTTTTTCTAAACCCTAAAACTATGAAATAAAAAGGTTAAGCAGGTACTGTTAATGTTGTTAGTAATGCAGGTGTTACAAAGTTAGCAGGATCTTTCTCTTTACCAGTGATTGTCAATGTATAACCCGACATATCTCCGAATGCTTTTCCTGTTGTTCCTTCTGCACCTGTTACGTCTGCTCCGTAAACTTGTCCCATCAATTGGTAAGTTCCATTGTTATCTTTCACGATAACCATTAAACGATTTTGTAATAAGATATGCAATGCGTTTCTTCTTGCAGCAGTCATCTTACCTTTCAATGTGAAAGTAGCTGATTGGTCATAAAACAATGTACCATTCTCAACACTTCTTTGAGGTGTAGACATGAATTGACCATTCTCTTTATCCAATTGAAATGTCCAAAACTTTTTACCACTTGAACAAGTCATTGCAGTAATAACTCCTGATGCGGCTGTGATGTTCGCTTGAGGAACATTGGTGTACTCGGTGAGATAAATCTCAGCTACTCCACCAATTGCATCAGCGCAATCGATTTCTACTCCGTTAATTATTATACAAGCCATTTGTTATAAGTATTTAAGGGAGAGGTGTTACCCTCTCCCGATTAATTAAGAATTTTTGTAAGTCACGATCTCAGATCCAAAGTTAATCTCACATCCTGCTTTCCACTTGATAGAACCTTTTACGTTCTGATCGTCTGCTGAATACCAAAATTTTGCTTCTTCATATTCGTTAGCTAAGTCAGTTCCATAAACCATGTTCTGAGGATAAGTACAAACAATACGATCATTATACTTAGCTTGAGATGTTGCGATGTTGTTCAAACCATGAACAGCTTTAACCATCAATCCGCTACCTGGTAATGTAATCTCGCCAGTCTTGTATGCATCTGTAGTGTTTACATTGAAGTTAAAATCATCAGCATCTTTAAGAGCGATGATCAACTTACGGAATGTATCCCATCCACAGAATGCTACTAATGGATATTCAGGACGAGCCAATAAAGCTACCGGAATCTTAGCATAAACATCATCAAAGATAGCGATAACATTAGCTGCTGTAAGAGCTGCTGTTGCTGTTGCGTACACTGGAGATGCTGCATCGATTACTTTTAACCAACCGTTCATTTGTTTTAATACTTGGTTACCTGTTGAAGTAGTATCACCTTGCCATACTAACTGCTCCATTCCTGAAGTAATGTTTTGAACAACTTGATCAACGATTAACTGTTCGAAAGGCAAAGAATCATAGTTAGAACCTGCGATTAATTTCGTAGATAAAAACTTACTTTCTAATGTCTCTGGACAGAATGTATCTTGCCATTTCAACTTAGTTACTGTCAATACACGATCAGAAAATACTGAAGAACCTGATGCATTAAAAGAACATACACCACCTGCCTGAAAGGGGGCAGTATTTGTAAAGTTCATAATTGATTCAGCATTCTTAATACCTGCGATAATATTGATACCAGGATACTGTAATGTTGCAGCTTGTGTAATTGCTGC